CAAGCGATTGAAGCACTTGAATCTGCAAAGACTGCACTACCTCAACAAGCCCAAAAAGATTCCCAATACTGGAGTGATTTAAAAGACAGCGATCCAATGCAATTTATGTTGGAGCGTGATGAAGTGCGTGAAGCTCAGTTGCAGGATCAAATGCGTGAACAGCAGGTTCAGCAGTTGAGAATGCAGGAAGATGCAGAGCAACAGGCAAACTTGAAAAAATACATTGCATCACAAAGGGACAGATTAGGTGAATTGATTCCTGAGTGGAGTGATGAAAAGGTCGCAAGTTCTGAGAGAAAATTAATCGTTGAGTACGGAAAAGGAATAGGTTTCACAGATAAAGAATTGAGTGAAGCGTATGACTCTCGTGCAGTCGCAACCATGCGGAAAGCAATGCTCTACGATAGATTAACTCAGAAACGTGGAACCTTAAAACCAAGTCATCGTGCTTCCATGAAAGCAGGTTCGCAGTCTATAAATCCCAGTAATACAAAATCTCGGAAGGCATCGGCAAGACTTAAAAAATCTGGCAGTGTCGATGATGCCGCCAGCGTATTCTATAACATGATTCGTTCATGATTTTCAATAATACTTAATAATAAGAGGTACTTATGGCAATTGTCGCCAACACTCAGCAAACCTATCAAGCGATAGGTCGCAGAGAGGATTTGAGCAATACAATTTATAATATTGCCCCATCCGATACACCTTTCATGTCAATGATTGGTAAAGCAAAAGCAACAAACACATTAGCAGAGTAAATACTACTGCTCTGGATAAATTTGGCTATATGCTGGAAACCCCTTAGAGCCTAAATACCGAAACAGTAAATCGAAAGATTAAGCTGAGTGGTTTAAAAAGTTTTAGGATTGGGCAATCAGCAGGAAAGACCACTAAGACAAAAGTTATGTGGAATCCTCAGAGACTAATACGCCAAACACCATTATGGTGAAGATAGAGTCCGAACTTGGTTGAAAGATCAAGAGAAACCGAAGTGAAGTAGGTTTCCGCCTCATTTGAGGTCATTAAAGTAACAGCTTGGGCAAACAGACTCGTTAGATGCCGCGGCCGCTAATGCCCAGATCGAAGGAGATGACTTTGCATACGATGCAGTCACTCCAACTGTAAGACTTGGGAACTACACTCAAATCTCACGCAAGACAGTAGTTGTATCTGGCTCACAGCAAGCAGGTAACAATGCAGGTCGTGACTCAGAAATGGCATATCAACTTGCCAAGTCTTCAAAAGCTCTTAAAAAAGACATGGAGACTGCACTTACCGGAAAGGTCGCAAAAGCGGCTGGTTCTGCAAGTGCGGCACGTTATCTTGGTGGCTTGGAAACATGGCTTGCGAGCAATGTAAGTCGTGGTGGTGGTTCTCCAGCAGGTTCCGGAGCAGGTAACGGTGCGGCTCCTGTTGATGCAGGAACAAAACGTGCCTTAACAGAAGCACTTTTAAAGACAGTGATTCAGTCCTGTTACACTTCTGGTGGTGATCCTTCAACAGTCATGGTTGGCCCAGTTAATAAAGGGAAAATCTCTGGCTTTGCAGGTCGTACCAGTGCAAGACAGATGATTGAAAAAGACGCAATTCAAGGTGCGGCTCATCTGTATTCTTCTGACTTTGGAGAATTAAAAATAATTCCTTCAAGACTCAGTAGAGAGCAATCCTGTTTCGTGCTTGATCCGGAGTTCTGGAAGGTTGCGTACTATCGTGACTTCAAGCAGGAGGAAGTGGCAAAAACTGGTGATGCAATTAAACGTGCATTGCTTGTTGAGTACACGCTTATCTCTGCCAACGAGAAGGCATCTGGAATTGTTGCCGATTGCACAATAACATAATTTATGCAATCTCCGTCTAAAAAACGGTTGTTAGATTGGTCGCAGGGGAAGCAGGAAGTCTTCTCCTACGACCAACATGACAAGACTGTAACAATCGAACATAAAGAGGATGTTGAACCTCTTATTAAACTCGCAAAAGATATGTCGGAGTTACAACCTTCAAAAGATTTGCGACATACAGCAGTTATTCCACAGTTTGTCCTTGATCAGAGTCTTAGAGAGAAATGGACAAATGCAGATTGGAAGAAATGGGCAAACGATAGTGACAATAAAATGTTTCGGACATGGCAAGGGAATCTCTAAATGGCACTAGCAAATTTTACAGACTTAAAAGCAAGCGTAGCTGATTTCCTGAATCGCTCTGATTTGACTTCCGTGATTCCAGATTTCATCACAATGGCAGAAGCCGAGTTCAACCGGACATTAAGAGTCAGGGAGATGTCGCTACGAACACAATCACCAATTAATTCTCAGTATGTAAAACTACCAGACGATTTTTTAGGTATGCGGAACATTGATTTGCTCACTGATCCAGTGACTCCAATGACCTATAAGAATCTCCAGAATCTCGATATTCATCGAGCAAGTGATGCAACTGGTAAACCTATTTATTATTCGATTGTGCAGAATAATATCGAGTTTTCTCCGGTTCCCGATGGTGATTATACAATAGAGATTGTCTATTACCAGAAAGTTCCAGCACTCTCAGCATTCTCAACGAACTGGTTATTGACTGACCATCCAGACGCATATCTGTATGGAACCTTAATGCACTCAGCACCATATCTCCAAGCTGATGAGAGAATTGGTGTCTGGTCTGGAAAATATCAGCAGGTTATTCAGCAAATCACAACATCGGATGAAAAAGCCAAATTCTCTGGTTCAACTCCGAGCATTTCATTCACACCATTCTAACCATTAAACGACTATGGCAGGACTAACAAATTACCTTGAAGATAAAATCTGGAACCATGTTTTCGGATCAACTTCTTACACAAAACCAACAAATTGGTATGTCGGTTTATTGATAGCAACACCTTCGGATTCAGCGGCAGGGACAGAGGTTTCTGGTGGTTCTTATGCAAGACAGGTGATTGCATTTACGATAACTGGAGGAGGGACTGCGTTAGCAGTAAATACAGGGGCTATCACGTTTCCCACTGCAACGACTGACTGGGGAACAATCGGTTGGGTAGGTATCTATGATGCGTTAACATCAGGAAATCTAGTTGCATATCAGAATCTCCAGCAATCAGACTTTTCGACAAGCACCACAAAAATAGTCAATGATGGTGATATTTTTAAATTCAATGCCTCAACTGTGAAAATAGAACTTGATTGATGGAAGGATTTGGGTCTGCAATATTCAGTCAAGGCACTTACGGAAAGGGTGTTATGCTGGGGCATTCAGATATGGATGCCACTGCTTCTGTTAAGAACTTTGGAGTTGCTGAATGGATGGCAACACACACTCATATTTATTCTTTATCAGTTTTAAAGAATTTTGGGGGGATTTTTTTAGGAGGTAATTCTTTGGTGCAGGGTATATCAAATATGAAATCACACCCCAATATGATTTGGGCAGGTTTTGAGACATCAACAAACCAATCCATCGTTTCTGCGGCAGGACACATAGCATGGGATTCTCAGTTAGTAGCCGATGCAACATGGACAACTCAAACGATAAGCTAATATGGCAAACACAACAAATTTCGCAGTAGAAAAACCAACTGTAGGAGGATATAGAAATTCGTGGGGAGGTACGATAAATACTGGATTCGATAAACTCACAGAATTACTTGCACTTGCACTTCCAATCGGATCAATCCAGATGTACACAAAAGCAACTGCACCTACTGCAACTACAAATGGTGGAACATGGTTAGTCTGCGATGGGTCTTCAAAAGTCAGGACTGACTATCCAGATTTACATACTCTGATAACAAACACTTATGGAACATATCCTTCTGGTACAACCTTCCTGCTTCCAGACCTAAGATCAAGAGTTCCAGTTGGATACAATGAAGATTTTATCTCTGGTAGATCAACCAGAGCAATAGCACTGGGTTCCGGTACAGAAACACACACTCTCCTTGATGCAGAGATTCCAAAACATACTCATCCTACGACTGATGCAGGACATATTCATGCCACCACTGAAGTTGCACATACTCACACTGGAACGACTGCAAAAGCAAAAGCAGATATTGTGATGAACGACCATTCCCACACTTATCAAAGAGTTTCTGATTATCCACCGCTTGATGGTACTGGAGGGTCTGGAGGAACGCAAAATATGTCTATTACTAATGCTAGGCTTGATGCATCCGGTGATACAGACATATTTACTGGGGTCGCTTTACTAGATGAAGATGGGGTTGATAATCTTGGACATCAGCACTCAATCTCAGGAACAGACTTAGCAACAGTGGCAACCGGATTGACAATAGATAATAATAACACTGGAATTACTGTAAATGATCAATCGGTTGGAGATGGATCGCATAATATTATGCAACCATATTTAGTAATCAATTACATAATCTTAGCAAAACATCCTACATTCTAGGTAACCCATGAGTACGATAACATATACAGTAAAAGTTGCATCTGCTAAGTTCACGATTGACGATGCAGTTGCACCAAAACTAACCTTCAGGGATGGAGACACATACGTTTTCGATCAAGCAGATTCGTCAAATGCAGGACACATTCTCCAGTTCTCAATAACATCTAACAACTCTGGATCATCAGAGTACACAACCGGAGTTACTAAAACCGGAACTGCAGGACAAGCTGGAGCAAAGACTACAATTATCACCTCTGGTAGTACCACTGATACCTTGTATTATTACTCATCGGGCGGTGGAACATACGGGGAAGAGTTCAGTAACTCCGGTTTTAACACTTCGACAACTTATAACTTCCTGAAACCCATTATTGGTGGATCGAATACCGCAGAAAAATGGGGTAGCATGGTCAACCATACAATTGATCAGATTGACCAGAAATACAACGAAATCGATGTAATCCAAACCAACATAGCACTTCTAGGATTCAAAGTAGCAGTCAATGGTTCACTTGCAAAGTATGACCTGCAAGATCAGATTGTTGATGAATATGAAACTGAGGCAGGAGTAAATACTGGAGATTCTACCAATCAAGTTTATGATTCTGGTGTTTCTTATTCAGGGAATGTTTATGGTACAGTTACAGGAGGGATGTCAGGCGAGGCTGGTGTTACTGTAGGTGATTATAAGGTTCACACTTTTCGCTTAACTGAAAATAGCACTAACTTTGTTAATAGTGCATCTGGGGTTGTTGATATTATGGTCATTGCTGGAGGTGGCGGTGGCGGTTGGGATGTTGGTGGAGGTGGAGGCGCAGGAGGAATGGCAGTTTGGAGAAATTATACTCTTGCGGCTGGTACTTATGCAGTAACAGTCGGTGATGGTGGAGACGGTTCTGCCAGCACCGCTACGGCTGGAGACAATGGTGATCCTAGTCGATTTGGGACGACTCTAACACAAATAGCTGGAGGTGGTGGCGGTGGAGGACATCCTAGCTCTAATGGGAGTGCTGGCGGTTCAGGAGGAGGTAGTCAAGGATGGAATACTACAGGAACAGGAGGAACTGGTGCTGGAACAATTGGTACTTTTTCTGGTTCAGATAATTCTGATTGGGCTTATGGGGGAGGACTTAGTATAGATTCAGGTGCAGGATTATATTTTGGTGGAGACGGTGGAGATAATACTATAGGTACGACAAATGTTCAGGCCGCAGGAGGTGGCGGTGCAGGAGGTGATGGTGGAGTTGCTATTGATCAAGGGAATAATTCTACAGTAACCGATAATAGAGGTACTGGATTAGATAATTGGTTTAGAACAGGTGCGGTTGTTCGTTATGCAAAAGGTGGAGGAGGTGGAAATGATGAAACAGTTGGTACTGGAGGAGCAGGGGATGCCCATACAGGGGAAGGTGGTGCAGGAGCAGGGCCAGCACCCGGCAATGGCACTAAGGGCGGTTCAGGTTTAGTTGTTATTAGATATGCTTCTGATGCATTTACCTCTTATAATGATATAACCCTTCAATCCTCAGACACAACCGCAGAAACAGCACCAACAAAAGCAGACATGGTAATACTGGTAGAGGATGCTGGTTCAGGAGTCGGTACTGTAAATACACACATTAAAGGATGGGTTTCAAGATATGAAACTGGTGGTACAAAAACTTGGACACAAGGAACATTGGTCGATGAAGGACATTGGGGTGTAGGGGCAAGCGTGGCAGGTAAAAGAATCCTAGCATTTCACAATTTAACTCTAACAGGAACAAGTGGAACACAGATGGCTTACAAAATAACAACTCATTCTGCATCAGCAGTTTATAATACGAAGATTCACGCAACAAGTATAGGGTGGAGGTAATATGAACATGGAGGAATGGCTTGAGATTTTGCAGACGGTTGGAGTTCCATCAGTTGTTTGTGCCGCATCTTTTTATTATATTTTTAAGAAAGATATATGGTCACAGAAGGAGAGAGAAGCATTCCAAAAGCAGGATGCTGAGAATGATGATCGTATTTTTCTGTTGGCAGAACACAGTAATCAAGCCTTGAATAATATGAGTAAATCAATGGATGCAAACACTGCTGCTCTTGATCAATTCAGACACTTATTAGTTAGAAATAACGGAGGAAAATGATAGGACTATTAGCACCTCTGATTGGTGGTGCAGTAAAGACAATGTGCATGAGTATGCTATCGGAGGAGCTTTTAAAACGTGTAATTTTGATCCTGCTCCGAAGGCTTGTTGAATCTACGGAGAACGAGGTTGATGACCAGATTTTACAGGCTTATGAGAATGCTCTTACTAAATAGCACCAATAAGGTACTATTTTACTCCGTAGAACATTTTGTAAGATTATATTAGGGTGGATAACTATGCTAACGTGTAAAAATTTTACTGCTGAAGAGCTTGCTTGCTCTCATTGTGGAGAGAATAAATGTCAGGATGAGATGGTTTCTCTGCTCCAGAAATTAAGGGACGATGTTGGTTTTCCTATAATAATATCAAGTGGTTACAGGTGTCCAGCTTGGAATAAATCTGTAGGGGGTCATCCATCCTCGAGCCATATGGAGGGCTTGGCAATTGATATTTCGTGTTCGGGTGAAAAAGCACTCAAGATCGTTGAGGCAGGGATTCGACTGGGATTTGTAGGTGTCGGCATAAGTCAACGTAAAGAAAAGTTTGTGCATTTGGATTTAAAGAAAACACCAACGAAACGATTTTGGTCATATTCATAATCTTAATAGGAATCACAATTTCCGGATGTTCTTCCACAGTAGAGTTAGGTTTCTGGGAGGATGGGTATCCAAGAAATGTTTCGGAGTGGCAATGCGTAGAAACAGAACCACCCCATCATTCAATAAAATTTAATGGAAGATAATAGTGAAGTTGAAATTGAACTTACTCTTGATAACGGCTTTGTCTGCGATTTTATTCCTGACTTCAGGTTGCAAAAAAACACCGCAGATCACTCCTCAGTTTCATGGAGATTACCCAATTCAAGAACTCCGATCAATGTGGAGTTTCTGCCATCAGAATTTTCGGATGAAGTCACCGATGACCCCACTCCTTCTAATAGGTCAGATGTGTGATTGCTACTTAGACCAAATGAGAAGTATGCACTCGTTTAAGGATGTGAACAGTTTAGCTGATAATGAGACTAGAGCAATGGGTCAGCATTTGATTAAGACTTGTAATATAAACCCTGAACCAAAGAAGGTCTGATGAAACTTGGCATTGCAAAACGATTTGCGTGTGAAGTTGAGATTTTCTCTGGAGACACATTAATTGACAAATACATTGCACTTGAAAATGACCTTGTTACCAAGAACCCACTTGGACACAGACCGATTAAGAATATAGAATTTGAAGATAAAAAAGTTGAAAATATAAAATACAAGACATGAAAGAGGAGAGACTGAGCCAGAAACAACAAGAACAATATCACTCTTACGTTACTCAGAAACTCAAAGAGACATGGATTGAGCAAGCGAATGAGCAGGGTGAGATATTTGTGGACAAGTATCTTCATCCCCAATGCGAATATATTAGAAATATAAGAAAAGATGGCATTATTACCAATTAAAATACCTGCTGGATTTTTCCGCAATGCAACTCAATACGAAGCGAAAAACAGATGGTATGATGGGAATCTAGTTCGTTTCTCTGAAGGTAG